TGGTTGAAGATTAACTCAACTGGTTTAGCTAAAAGTACTAAACCCCTTCCCCATACCGTACTCTGGACTAGGATTTACTCCAGTCCGATATGCGAGTACAGCTCTACACATACGTCCAGTTAGTTCGGACGCCACAACACTTCCTCGAGGTGCGTTCCGATATGTAATAATCGGTGCCCCAAGGGGTAACTCATCGAGAAAACTGCGAAAATCGTTTAAATCAAGGGTACGGTCTAACCCAAGATTCTGCAGTTTATCTCTGACTTTTACCCAATTAACACTCGGATCAGAGCTTGAATGGCCTGACAGACCACTAAAACTATGTCCGCCCAGATTTCGCCAGTAATAAGGTGCATGATTCTCCTCAGGAATGAGTACCGGCCTTTGCCGGAGAAACTTAAACCTAAAGATTCCATGGCCTACACTAACAGGCAATTGCCGGGGGAGCATGAACATCCAGTTCATACCCCTATGATTAGTACATCTGATACCTGATGAGTCAGGGTAGTCTCCAGGGACAATCAATAACCCCGGTAGGATCCCTAACACCTGACTAGAAAGATAATTCAGTGTACGTGGAAGCTGTGTCTCGGGCCATCTTGTCAAGAGGCCGTTGATCATTTTGTGGATGAATGCTACGTACGCATTCGGTGATAGTAGAGCTTCGTCCAGTTCGGGATTAAACGGACGGACGTCCAAGCCGTGATGGTAGTCACCACCACAACTCTCGCGGAACAACCCATTGCAGAATGTTTTGTCATCATTCAAAATGATGCCAATTTTGGGGAAAAGCTTCACGACATGTCGGTGTAATGCATGGTCATAAATCATGTCATCACCATAGACGGATATCGTGCCCCTAATATTAAACGTTCTACAAAGTCCTTTAAGAAGGCCGCGAAACACAAGTGTTTGCAACGGAAAAGTGTGCCCCTCCCCCATAAGCATGAAGGTTTCGATGCTAAAGGGAAACTTCTTCGTGGGAACAAGTACCTCAGTGATACGATGTTTTGACATAAAGTCATACCACTCACGAGGTAGAAGAATTTTCATTAGAGAATTTCCTAATGACTCCGAGGCAGTACTCACATCAGCAGTTACAAGCTTATTTGAGATGCTCGAAGTTTGGGCAAGATTACGATGCTTAAACTGCAACTTACGAATATCTTGACCGACTTTCCGAAGTCTAAGAGAGATAGTTTGACCAATTCCTGCACTAATTAAAGTGCCAATTGTTGTATTAGGAATGATCCCTCTCAAAGATTTAAACGACTTGGGGACAAGGGAAAGCTTAAGCAGCTCAACAGTGTTAAACAGATCCCTTTCGGGCGTAACTTGGTCTAATAAGTGTTTTCTCATCTGCATTCTTATAGGATGAGAAACACTCCCGA